ATTATTCATATTCCCAATAGCCTCTCTCTATTCCTATGTTTATTATATTTAAAACCCCTGTCTCTATTGCCTTTTGTAAAGCTATAGATACACTTTCATTCTCAGCCACACCACCTTCTATTTCTACTAGCTCCGTAGCCTCTTCAATAAAACGAAATATGTCCTGTGAAATACTTGTAGAGATAATGCTTTTAGAAACTAATGTTTCTGTCAATACCTCTCCTGTAGATACTGATACTAGTCTTAATGATATAGTTACTGTATCTTCCCTGTAAGATTTACTGTTACCAATGCCTAGATATCTTGCACCGATTCCTCCAGATTTTAAGTTAGCCTCGTAGCTAACAACTCCACCTTGTACTAACAGTCCTGCAAACAACAAGGGTTTCATCTTGCTGTCTTCTTCAAATTCTTTACGGGTACTTCTAATAAGCTGTCTTTCTTTTGTAAGGTCATCTAACCCTACACGTTCTACAACTCTAAAAAACTCTCCGTTTGATGTATGTTTAAATGCTCTAATTAAAAATGCTTCAGGAGCTTGTGTAACTGCTGTGCTAAATAAAGCAAACGTGCTATTACTTCTACGTTGTCCTGTTAAATCTCTAAAACTATTTGGGTATATAGCTATTGTAGGTTTGTTCTTAGCTGGTGGTAAGTTCTTTAATTCTTCTGATTGTAGTTCTAAAGTAGAAGTAGACTGTATTTTTTTAGTCAATACTAAGTCATCGTTCTCCCAAATTACTGCACAACTAGAAAGTAAAAGTACCGATAGGCAAAGAAATCGTTGTAGAATTTCCATCACTGTCCGTTATAATTAATGTTATTATCCCATCAACAACACTATACTCAATAGTATTGCCCTCTAATTCAAGTATGCCATTATCAGAAGGCATCTCTCCAAATAAATTTTCTACTAGTTGTCTAGAAAGCTGTGCATAAATTCTAGATTCTAGGTTACGAATAAAACGTGCAAGAGTTGTGTTCTCTTTGTCTCGTTCTATCTCATCTTGTAAAGCTTTTAACTCTGCTTCAAGGGTTAATCTTCTAGAATGCTCTTGATTTTCAATAGTTAAATAATGTGAGCTTGTATTGTTGCCGTTAAACGAAGGGCTTTTAAATTTAAAAATTACTTCGTCTGCTAAACTACCTACAGAAAAACATACAACAAGTGCACACCAAAAAGCTATACACCAATTACAGTTACGTATAGTTTTCTCGCTTTTAAATGTAGGTACTACTTTCATATTAATCTCTTCGCTGGTCTTTCTTACCGTCTGCTCTTGCTATCCTATCTACGTCTACCTGTATACCCATTGCTGTTCTACACATAGAGTCTATTCTTATCATGTCATTATCCATCTGTCTTACTCTATCTATTAGTGCAACTATCATACCGTGTTGTGTATCTAATTTTTTATGTACATCTGCTATTAAATGTTGGAATAGTTTCCAAACCATCCAACCAGCCCCTACTGCAAAAGCTGCAGGAATACCTACAGTTTCTAACAAATCCATAAATTGATTAGGGTTCATTACTTAGTAAAGTCTTTACTGCCTTTTGAAGTTGAAGTATATAAACCAAACCAAGCTGCACCAGCTCCGACAACAACAGATATTAAACCTGACTGTTCCATACTAGGGTTTGGTAAATCCATGTACCAAAAAACTACATAGTATAATAAATACATATATACACTAAGAAAAGCTCTAGGTATAAGTCTCCAACTGTCTATTGCTTGTGCAACAAATATCCATCTTTGATAAGGGTTATCGTTTTTTTCGTCTTCAAGCTCGCGTATTCTATCTTTTAATTCTGACTTTTCTTGAAGCAATAACATAAATTTACTAAGGTCAATTTCGACCTCGTTTCTATCCATGTCTGCACTAAAGCCACCCATTTGTTGATTATGCATATTATTTTCCTTTTGCTAAACTACCACCAAAATACATACCGATAATAGCTGATACTAAGTTAGTATCTAATTGTGTTATTACTAAGCCTTGAAAGGTTATCCATTCAAAAACTTCTCTTCCTTCTCTAAAAAACAAAAATCCGGGATTCCAGTTTGTATAGCCTACAGTAACAAGTACTTCAGGATAATATATAGCTACTAATTTAGGTAAAACAACAATAGCAAACACAGATGTCAGGGCTATAATTCTTCTTGTCCACGCAAAACCTTTGTCTTTTAATCCGTGGTCTAGGGATTGTTTTTTTGATTTCATATCAAACTCACCACGAGTTATAAGAAGTTTTTGTGTGTCAGCTTTAGCCTTACGACTTTCAGCCCATACACTCATAACCCCACCAAGTACAGTAGAGGCTAACATAGTTATTATTTCAAACGGGAAACCCATTACTTTGTTCCTAATACCATGCTTTGTAATTCAACACTTCGTCTTCCTACTTGTCTATACCAACGACTGTCTTCCATTTGACGTGCCATTTCTTCCCAGTCACCAGCTCTACAAGCTTTTAACATATTTTTAAATTTAGAAAGCCCCATGCCTCCTAGATTAAAACACATATTAACTAATACATGTTGTATAGTTTCTGGTAGTTTGTCAAAAGAAGCAATGCTTCCGTATACATGAGCAGCTTCTTGATAGTGTTTGTTAAAATCATCTATATAATACATGTCTACTACTTCTTGAGTAACAGGTGTGCCTACTTCCCAATTATATTCAGGGTCATTTGGTTGACAAAGATGTCCAACTCCTAAAGTTTTATAGCCTAAGCTATCTACATATATTGCAAGGACTTCGCCTTCATGTCTTTTAATTTCTGCTTTACATATTTCTACATTCATATTTTATTCCTTTCTTTTATCCATAAATACATAAATAATAGTATAAGTGCAGGTTGTCCTAATACAAATACAATAATATTTATTTCTTCATAAGTTGTACTAGTTAAATTAGCTAAAAAATGCATAACATCTACACACCAATAATAAAAAGTATTTATCATTTTATAAAAAATCCTTTGTGTTTCCTAAATATACATTAACTTTACTGCCTTCTCCTTCTCCACGACCAGTTAATGTTTTAAAATTTCTTGCAAATCTATATATTAAATTTTTAGGACTAGTAGATTCTGTTAAAGGCATAAGCCCCTGTTCATTAAATAAACCACCTTTATATCTATTTCCTCCCGCATCATTCCAATTATATTGGTCTTTAGCATAAATTTCTCCTTGGTCATTAATATCAATATTAGCCTGCCCTAAAGTTAATTGTACTGAATCAACTGGATTATTAAATCCAAACTCTCCTCTAGTTCTTACATCTCCGGGAGAAGCTCCAACATCTCTAAAAGTATCATAATTAATTTGTTTTTTACCAGCTTTTAATGAACTACGTGCAGCATCTTGCAGTGCTTTATATTCTGCTGCATTAAAATCTTCAGCAGTTATATCATCATTACCACCAAATGTATCATAAATATATTGTCTAATAAATAAAGGAATTACTCTTTCTTTAGTGTTTCCTTTTTTAATTTCTTGGATTGTTTCATTGTCTATATTTATTCCTGATTCCTGTGCAAAATTTATTAAATCTTTTTCTGTTTTGCTTTCCGGTTTTTTAATTCTAGACCCTATTTTTTTAGCTTTTTTTCTAAACATACTTAATAAACTTTCTTGTTTATCTTCTACTTCAGTATTTTTACCGGGAATAAATACATTATCTCCAGCATAAATCATATCAGGATTTTTAATTTGTGGATTTAATTCTAATAATTCAGCCATGCTTAAATTATTTTTATCAGCTATAGAAAATAAAGTATCTCCTTTTTCAATAAGAAATTTTATAAGTCCTCCTTTTTTATATTGAAGTCTATCCATTTGATTTTTTATATTCATAGTCCTAATCCTTTCATTTGTCCTTTAAGTTCTCTATCTTCAATATCTTGTGCAGCTTCTGATGTTGCATTAAAAGGTTGCCCTGTTACTCTGCTTTGCATTTCATCAGGTTCGTCTGTTACATTAGGTACATTTTTAACTATACCACCTTTAGAGTATTTAAATAATGGTCCTTTAGTTTTCTTTTCTTTTGTACTAGTTCCTCTAGCTATTTGTCTTAATTTCTTTTTAGTTCCTTCACCAAAAATATTATCATAAGCTCCATAATAAGGTAAATTAGGAACTAAAAATTCTGCAAAACCTTTTCTATATAAAACAGAATCTAAAATATCTTGAGGAAAAGGACCTCCTACAGATTTCATAAATGATGTAAGAGGACCTACATTTCTTTCTTCTTCTTCTCTGTACCTATAAGCATAATCAAAAGGACCCAAACCACCCCAACGTCTAACAGCATTTCCTAATATTTCACCATCAGATTTTTGTAATCCTGTGTCATAATCTATAGTAGCTTTACCATTACTTCTAATTTCATTACCTGCGTGTGCTACAGCAGTCATTAATAAAGTTGTCATAACAATTTTAGGTGCTTGATGTGCAAATCCTTCATTATATTTTAAACCATATTTTTTATTTTTATCTCTCTTTGCTGGAGAAAATTCATTCACAAATCTTTTTAAAATAGTATTATTAAATACTGTAGGGTAACCAGCAAATTGAATTATAAATTGAGCTGCAGGCATTCCAAACCAATCAGGTCTATTAGCTTCAGCTGCTCTTGGATTTAAAATAATTTCTTTAGTAAATCTATTAGCACCACCCAGCATACTTTCTTGATAAAAAGTTACGTTCCCATTATTATTTAAACCTTTAGCTAAACTGTCATCATATAAACCGTTTTGGTCTAATGATTTTTTATACCAAACAACTGCTTCATTTTCATCAATACCTAATTGTCTTAATTCTTTTATAATTTGTTTTTTCTTACTATTACTTAGGTTACCATTGTTAAGTAAATTATATGGTGTTTTTCCTGTTGCTAATTTTTCTGCATGTTGTTTAATAATTCTTTTGCCAGTATTAAAAGATGCTAGTTGAACTGCTTTTGTCCAAGGAGCTAGTAAATTACTATTAAAAAAGAACTCTTGCATTTTTTTCATTGTAGGACTTTCTACTGCTTCTCCTGCTAGTCCTTCAATTCTTTCCATTACAGCTTGTTCAAAAGCTAATCCTGTTTGATGTATTTCATCCCATGCTTCATCTGTTAAATCTTTAAAACCTTTTGTAGTTTTTCCAGTTGCTCTAGATATAGCTTTAAACAATCTATCAAAACTAGATTTTGTTTGGGCTTTCATTCCAAAACTAATATCTTTTACAACATTAAGTCCATCAGCATTACCTGCTTTTGATAATAAAATTAAAGGTTCAGTAACACTAGATAAAGTAGCAAATGGAAGTAACGATGCTTGTTGACTTAATATAATTGCGTCTTTAGTTGTTCTTAAATATTTATTTTTCTTTAAATTAGAACTACTAAAAGTTTCTAATCCTGTAGCTCTTGAATAAATTCTTGTCATTCCATTTTGAACTTTATCAATTTCTGCTCTACTATATTTTCTAGAACCATTTTTATTTTTAGCAGCTATCATTTTGTTTATAATAGGAGCTAGTTCAACTTTATTAAATTCTGCAAAAGTAGCTCCAAAATATTTTTTACGAGCTATTGACTGACTTAAATTTGTAAAATAACTATTTAAAATAACTTCAGTATCATCTTCTATAAATTTAGAAATTTCCCAGTCTTCTATGTTTGTAAATTTTCTAGGTTGTAAATGTCCGGCAGAATTATTTTTACCCTTTACCCTTAATTCAAAAGGAGCATGTCTTTCTTTTAACATATCATCAATAATTTTATAAGCTTTTAAGCTACGAGCTGTAATTAGTTGCTCGGCTGTAGCATCAG